TAGCGTAGCGTCTCGTGGGCTCGGAGATGTGTATAAGAGACAGTACCAATCCGGAGCGGCCGTCCCAGGTTCGCGGTGTGCCCGCCTGCCAGGCATCGTTCCCGATGCTGCATCGAATAAACGATATCTGCGATTCCGAGGCCATCGCCTGGCAGCTTCTTAGCCGGCTGGCGATTAGTGTCACTCGCGAGCAGGGCCCGGAATTAGCCTATACCGAGTCCAAGGACGACCCGAACGTCCCGGCCGATGCCGAGGGACAGGTTTCCGACCGCCTGGTCGAATTAGCTTATGCGATTATATATCACGCCTCACCGGGCGAGAAGATAGAAGGGATCGAGCGGAACATACCGGGTATGAACTTTTCCGAGTCACTTCGAATGTTTTTAAGACTGTTAGGCCTGCCGGTCGGACTGCCGTTGGAATTAATCCTTTTAGACTGGACGAAGAGCAATTACTCGCAGACCCGCGGGGTAATGATCCAGGCGTACGATAATTTTATCGGCTGGCAGAAGAAAATCGAGGACTTTTACTATCGTCCGCTTTTCGAATGGAAGTTCGAGCAGTGGAAAAAAGACAATTTGATAGCAGGCGGGGCCCGGTTCAATGTCAACTGGATCAAGAAGGAATTTCCCTGGATAGACCAGCTCAAGGAGGCGACCGCCTACGCCACGCAGACCGAGCGGGGATTCACAACGCTTACCCGCGTTTGCAAGAGCCTCAACGCCGACCGCTCGGAGATACTCGAGCAGCGTGAAAAGGAGATTTACGAAGCCGTCGAGATCTCGAAACGGATAGAGGATAAGACGGGCCAAAAAGTCCCCTGGCAGATCTTCGCCGGTCTCAAGCCGGAAAGTGACAAGGCGACTCTGGCGAAGCCGGAAGAGGCCGAGAGCGGGCCGGGCGACGAGAATGAAAATGAGGATAAGGAAAAAGAAGATGAATAATCTTTACCTGTCACAGCTCCAGGCGTGCAAGTGGGCGATGGCCCCGACGTTCCTGGAATCGTTTATCCGGCAGGTGGCGGACCTTACCGTCACCGAGGCATTGGGTAATATCGAGGTCGCCGTCAAGCCGAGAATGTTCAAGGTAGTCGCCGGCCGGGCGGTGATACAGATTTCCGGAGTACTGCTCAAAACGGTGCCGAGCTGGCTGCGGTTCTGGGGGATCGAGGCGACGGGATACGATGAGATTCGCAGTATGCTCGAGCAGGCACTTGGAGACGATTCGATAAGCGGTATCCACCTTCAGATATCTTCGCCGGGCGGGATTGTAGATGGCCTGGCCGATACTGCCGATGCGATTTTCGAGGCACGCAAAACGAAAAAGATAACGGCAACGATAGAGGACCTCGGTGCCTCGGCGGCGTACTGGCTGGCGTCGCAGGCGGAGAATATCGATGCTAATAAGACGGCGGAGGTCGGATCGATCGGGGTATATACCGTCTACCTCGACTATTCCAAGGCGGCGGACGAGATGGGGTTGAAGGTAATTGTAATCCGCTCCGGTGAGCATAAGGGGATGGGAGTGCCGGGAGCAGAGATAAGCGATTCGCAGGTCAAGGCGGTCCAGGAGAATATCGATGCAATCGCCGGGCAGTTCGTCGATTCGGTGTCACGAGGACGGGGGAAAGATAAGGAGAAAATCGAGCTGTTAGCGACGGGCCGGCTCTGGATTGCCGCGAAGGCGAAAAGACTCGGCCTTATCGACGGCATTAATCAAATCACGCAAACGAATAACTCCAGCAAAATTAATTCTAAAGGAGCTACACAAATGGAAAAGGAAAAAGAAAACGCAACTGTCGACGTCGAGCAGGTGCAGGCACAGGCAAAGACAGAGGCAAAGGATAGCGAGCTCGCACGAATGACGGCCCTGAACGAGGCGTTCGCCGACGATCCGGAGTATGCGATTGCGGCCTTTACCGCCGGTAAGAGCGTCGAGCAGGCGAAGGCAGACTACTGCGATGTCCTTCGTGAGAAACTCGCGTTAAGGCACATGCCCGGACGGTCTATAAGGCCGACGCCGTCGATTACGGGATCGGCGTCACTCAGGAAGATGCGGACAGCGGCGAGGAGATCGACGTTCGGCTCGATACTCACGGCGGGACACTCAAGATGACGGCCTCCGGTACTATTTCGACAGGCCAGAAGGTCTACGCGGCGGCGGACGGTAAGATCGCCTCATCCGGAACGCTCCTGATAGGGACGGCACTCGATACTGCTACCGGGGACGGCAGTGTTATCGAGGTCCTGCCGCACGTCGGCTATCAGCAGTCGTCGTCAAGCTCATCGAGCAGCTCGTCCAGCTCGTCCTCGAGCTCGTAATGATTTCAGGCATAAAGGAGTAATATTATGACCGTACAAGCAGACAGCCCGCGAACGTTTACGGCCGGCGAGGATATCAGTGCCTACCTGCGTGTCAAGGCAGACGGCCGGACGGTCTATAAGGCCGACGCCGCCGATTACGGATTCGGCGTGACTCAGCAGGCGGTATCGAGCGGCTGCGAGGTCGCCGTCCGACTCGATATGCACGGCGGGACATCGAAGATGACGGCCAGCGGTGAAATAACGGCCGGTGCCCGCGTCTACGCGGCGGCGGACGGTAAGATCGCATCATCCGGAACGCTCCTGATAGGGACGGCATTAGATGACGCTTCGGGCGACGGCAGTATTATCGAGATTATAGTCCACAAGGGCTATAAGCAGTCGTCGAGCTCCAGCTCATCGAGCTCATCGAGTTCCAGCTCCGAGAGTTCATCGAGCAGCTCATCGAGCTCCAGCTCATCGAGCAGCAGTTCGGAATCGAGCTCGTCCAGCTCATCCAGCTCGTCCAGCTCGTCCAGCAGTTCGGAATCTTCGTCGAGCTCGTCAAGCTCATCGAGCTCATAGGCCGTGACATGAAAGATAAATTCTTTATTTAAGGAGTTTCAAAATGATTCAGAAAGCCACGCACGCCATTCCGAGAGCGGATTTGGGAACGGCATTCAAGGAATACTCTCCGAGAAAGGCGAGATATATTGCCAATTTGATTTTGCCTCGAAAGGGAGTAGTAAAAGAGGCCGCGACTTTGAGCGTTCTCAAGAGGAAGAACCTGACGATCCCGGAGACCAAGCACGCCAACGGAGCGGCCTTCAATCGAATCGACCTGTACATGGATGATATGGATTATCAGTGCGTCGACCATGGACTCGAAGGTCAGATTACCAAGAGGGACCGGGAAAAATACAGAAGTGACTTCGATTGCGAAGTTGAAAAAACCGAGGCGATCAAGGTCAAGATGCTGCTCGCACGCGAGAAACGCGTTAAGGACCTCATCTTCAATACGACTACCTGGCCGACGGGCACGGCGGCACTATACACCGACAATTCAGGTGCACCCTGGGACGCCGCCGGCTCGGGAGTTATCAAGCAGATTCAGACGGCCCGAGAAAAGGTCAGATTCAACTGCGGAGTGCCCGCCGATTCTCTGATTATCAGCGAGTCATCCATGATCAATCTGATGAATAATACCGAGATCAAGGCGAAGTTCCCCGGAGCTCCCGTTATTACCGAGGCGATGCTGCGGGCACAGATGGCTGCCATTCTCGGCATTCAGAATCTTCACGTCGGCCAGGCGGTCTATAACTCGGCCGATGAGAATCAGGACTTTGTCGGTGCCGAGATATGGCCGGATGACTATGCAATGGTCGCAGTGCTCGGCGAAGAGGGCCTGCCGATGACCGAGCCTCAGCTCGGCCGGACGATTGTCTGGGAAGCTTATGTCGACCCGGACGGCGAAGAGCTGGTCTACGTCGAGATGTACGAAGAGCCGCAGACGAAAAGCGATATCGTTCGCGTGGAACAGTCCATCGATGAGAAGGTCTTCGATCCCGGCGTCCGGGAGCAGCCGGCGGATTCGGGCGGTGATAGAGCGGGCGGGGCCGGAGCAGCTCGCCGGGATAGAAGGCGGCGGTATGCCTCAATTCGAGGTGCTGGTTGAGAACGATGCGACGACGGGAATATCATCGGAAACTATCGATACCGGCGGCGATAAGATCGAATTAGCCAAGAGGCTGGACGGCGTTCCGAAGGTTCTAAGACTGACCGAAATATTAAATCACGATGCGGGAATGATACTGATAGCGGCATCCTGACGATTAGCCCCCAGGTTCACCCTGGGGGTCACAAGGTATAGAGTATGTACGAGCTACGAGTTAATGACAGGGACTTGAAGAGACTTGAAAAAACTCTTCGAGGCATTCCGAATGCCATGCCGAGAGTAATGTCCCGCGGTCTGAACCGGACGGCTACGCAGGCGAGGACTGCAACGGGCCGGTCGATTGCAAAGATTACCGGCCTGAAGGTCGGTGACGTTCGGCGGAGCATCGTCCTGCAGAAGGCCAGCTTTTCGAGATGGCGGTCGGCGATTGCGATTAGCGACAGGAAGATTCCTTTAATAAAGTTCAGGGCCCGGCAGACGAAAAAGGGCGTCAGCTACCGCGACTACGCGACCAGGGCGAAGATCCTTTTACGTCACGCATTCATATCGGTAATGCCGTCCGGACACAAAGGGGTATTTCGCAGGGCTACTTCGAAGCGGCTGCCTATCGTCGAGCAGAAAGGGCCGTCGTTAATGGAGGTATTCGAAGGGGCACAGTCCGAGGCGAACCGTATCTATACAGAGTCCATGCAGAAATTAGCTAAAAATATCCACGACCAGGTAGTCCTTATCCTGCGAAAGAAGGCAGGATGATATTTAAGATTTGAAATTTGAGATTTGAGAGATGAGTACTCCGATTGTCGAGACAATTGCAACTAAGATTGAGGCTTTGATAAATGCTGTTACCGAGGCGAACGGCTTCAATCAGGACTTAACAGCCGTTCGGCCGAAGCGGATCCACCTCGAAGGCGATATCAATACGGACCGGACGGTAATAATCGAGCAGGAATCGGCGGAGATTATCGAGCAGACGTCACAGACGACTATCTGGCGTCAGCCATTCACACTCCAGGCATTAGTAATCGATTCGGATACGGCGAGCACGGCGATCGATACGAGACTCAACCGGATCCGCAGCGATATCGAAAAGAAACTGATGGAGGACAATAACTGGAAGCTGGACGGGATCGCCGATTCGATTTTTTTCCGTTCGCCGGAAAAATTCATAGCCGACCCGCAGGTGGCGGGGATAGCCGTCAATATTGATGTTATCTATACGGTTTTAACGGCAGATCCGTATAGTCAAAGTTAAAGGAGATAAATTATGGACTTATACGGATGGACTCTTGTCGGCTCGGACAGCGGCGATATAGGCATTTTAAGGAACGTTAGCTGGAACGGCCTGAATGAAGATGAGATCGACATTACTAACGCGGCATCGACGGGAAAATGGAACGAGTACGAGGGCGGCTTCAAGGACCCGGGCGTTATTAGTGCCGAGTTATTATTTAATGCCTCGAATTTCGAGACGATTCTGGACGCCTTCGCCGGCGATAATCAGACCTGGACGTTAAGTAAAGATACCAAGACTCTGAACGTATCAGGCCATATCAGAAGTGCATCGCTGGAGCTTCCTTTACGGGACGCCGCTACTCATCCGATTGAGATTCGATGCAGCGGGGCACCGAGCTTCCAGAGCTCATCGAGCTCGTCCAGCTCATCCAGCTCCAGCTCATCATCATCTTCGAGCAGCTAATTTTAAAGGAGAAAAGTTATGGAACAGAAATGGGCTAATGCACAGGGCTTTTTTAACGCGAAGGTCCCGCGTGAAGGATACACGGCCGAGGGGATCGGCGATATCCGGATCCACGGCCTGACCTCCGGCGAGAAGGATGCCTACGAAAACGATGTCATCAAGTTCGTCGGTAAGGACCGCAATGTCCGCATGGAGAACGCACGGGCGGTCCTCATCCAGAAGTGCGTCTACAATCAGCATGGCAATCGCCTGTTCGCCGAAAAGGATATCGGCAGGATCAATATGATACCCGCTGCGATACTCGATCCGATCTACGATATCGCCCGCAGATTGTCGGGTATGCTGACCGGCGGCCGGGACGAGGTTGAGGATTTAGTAAAAAACTCCGAGATGATCCGGGACTCCGGCTTAGGCACCGGATCGCAGGATACCTCGGATGCACCGAAGGCCAGCTAAGAGAGCGGCTCAGCGGTGCCGAGGAGCTTAACTGGCAGCTCCTGGAGTCGATCGAGCCCTGGGGCGAGAGGCGGGCTGACTACCGGGCGGCGGTTATCTGCTGGACGATTGCAAACGGCAATTACAGCGGCAGGGGCAGGAGGCCGCAACTGAAGGACTTTTTGAAATACTTCGATTTCGAGCCTAAAGAAATGAGCGATGACGACTTTTTGAAAAAGATCAGGAAATAATTCCCCGCTGCTTTCTTTTGAAAGCAGGATGCGGGGATGGATGGAACAATGGCTTTAACTACTCAGGTTGCACTGGAATTTATTGCGAGGAATAGGGCGGTAAGGGCTACTCAGTCATTTGTCCGGGGTATCCGGGGAATGGGCCGGCACTTATTTAATCTACGCAATTCCATTATAGCTGTCGCCGGGATCGGCGGTTTCGGGTACCTGATAAAACAGCAAATGGCTATGATCGATGCTACAGCCAAACTATCGGATCGGCTGGGAATAGAGACGAGGGCCTTGGTTGGCTTGCAGCACGGAGCTCAAATTGCAGGAGTCGAACAGGGGACATTAAATAAATCACTCGAAATATTTTCACGCCGATTAGGCGAGGTGGATATGGGTGTCGGTCAGGCAAAATACGCACTTGATAAGCTCGGTCTGGAATATAAAAAGCTGTTAGGGCTTGAAATGGATGAGGCATTCGGAATTGTCGCCGATCAAATCAATGGCTTGGCTACGCAGTCGGAAAAGGCCGCTGCGGCGAATTACCTGTTTGGAAGATCGGGCCAGTCACTGCTCAATCTGTTTGAAAAGGGATCTGCAGGAATAGAAGAATTTCGCATAGAAGCCGAGAGACTCGGCCTGACATTTTCTCGGATTGATGCCGCAAAGGTAGAGGCTGCCAATGACGCACTAACCAGAACACGGGCTGTGTTTACCGGATTATTCAGGTCTGCAACAATCGAGCTGGCTCCATATATAGAGGCGGCGGCAACAGCCTTTAACGACTTTGCCGCACAGGGCGAGGGTGTCGGAGCAAATGTGACCAAGGTTTTCGAGGCAGTGACGTTATCTATTGTTAAAGCAGTCGAGGAAACGGAGAAGCTCGGAGCTGCTATGTATAGGGTGACGAGTCCTTTGGATGCTGTCAGGAAAAATGCTGAGGCAATTAGTATAGCAACGCAGCGGTATCGAGAGATTACCGGCGAAGGACGGAGGCTGAGGCCGGGACAGCCGGATCTGTTTGAGCGTATAATGCAGGAAGAGAGGGCAAAGGCCGGCTTAACCTTTATGCCGGGCCGCGAGGCCGAAGTTAGAAAATGGTTTGAGAATCTACGAACTGATGCCGAGAGCCGGTCAAAAGCGGCAATAACACAGCAGGCACCGGCGGGGATGCCGGTTGCGGAGATAAAGCTTTTATCCGATTTCGATTATGAGTTAATGGCGATAGAGGAGGAATGGGCCCGGACGACTACTATCTGGGAGAAGGCCATGGCGGCCCGCGAGGATACCTGGCGGGACGGCCTTAGCAGGATAGAGGCAATGGAGCGGGACCACATGGCGATAATGATAGACTTTCAGAATCGCACGCAGTCGGAGTTTGTCACTATGTGGGATCCGTTCATCGAGGGTACCAAGACGGCCAAGGAGGCGGTTATCGATTTCGTCAGGAGCTTCCTTGTACGGCTGGTCCAGATGCGGGCACAGATGGCAATGCTGGATATATGGAACGCAGGGGCGGGGACATTATTCGGCAATATCGCCGGATTAGGTATGCCGGTAAAGGTAGGTCACGCCGGCGGGGTCGTCGGGCAGGACTATTTCCCGAGCCGTATGATCCCGACAGCGGCGTTTGTCGGTGCACAGCGGTTTCATAACGGCCTGGCGGCCGATGAGGTTCCGGCAATCGTTCAGCGGGGTGAAACTATCCTGCCGAAAGGGGCGGGCGGTGTGAATGTCGTTA